GACCAAACAAAAAAGCAATTGTAGAAGAAAGAAGATTGGTTGATACATTTTCTGAATTTTATTTAATGACACCTGAAGAAATTTCAGGATTTGTGCACTCTTTTGCAATTAATTCAAAAGATTTTCCTTTTGAAGATTTTATGAAAGAAGAGGAAGATCCTAAGAGCAAACTATTTGTTCCGGAAAAGCCTGAGCTTGTAAAAGAAATGCCAAAAGAATAGCTGTGGTTAGCCTAAAATAACCCTTGTTTGTTTTTTTCGTGTTTATTCATGATGATTGTAGGGAGCTGGTTTGTGTGACGGCTCCCTATTTTTTTTACATAAAATTTAATAATATGAATCACTGGATAATGGATTATGAAACATTATCTAATTGTTTTGTGGGTGTATTTACACATTACAAAACTGAAGAGAGTAAAACCTTTTCAATATGTAAACTACAAAATGATTTTGATAAGTTCATAGAATTCTTAAAAGAAAATATTGAAAATAAAGAGTGGCATATATCCTATAATGGATTAGCATTTGATGCACAGATCACTCATTATATAATAAAAGATTATGATAATTTAAAGTTAATGTCTGGTGAAGAAATTGCTGAAGAAATATATCATTATGCACAATCATGCATTGATAAAAGTAACAAACATGAATTTCAAGAGTTTCCTGAGTGGCATATGTCTATTAAACAAATAGATGTATTTAAATTAAATCATTGGGATAACATGGCCAAGAGATCTAGTCTTAAGTGGATAGAATACACTATGGACTGGGATAATATTTTAGATATGCCTATTCATCATGATACAGAAATAACTACACAAGATCAGTTAGATCTAGTTATTGAATACTGTATTAATGATGTAGAAGCAACTAAAGAGATCTTTAATAGATGTAAGCCTTTGATTGCATTAAGAAAGAACTTAACTGAGAAGTATAATATTAATTTGTTTAGTGCATCTGAACCAAGAATAAGTAAAGAAATTTTTGCTTATTACCTCGGTAAAGAACTAGATATGCCAAAATATGAAATTAAAAAGTTAAGAACATTTAGAAATGTAATTAAAGTTAATGAACTTATACTAGATTATATTAAGTTTGAAACACCTGAATTTAAAACTTTATTAGAAAAGTTTAAGACAGTGGAAGTAAATCCTAATTATACTAAAGGAGGGTTTAAGTCTTCTGTAAAATATAAAGGTGTTAAAACTGACTTTGGATTAGGTGGTGCCCACGGTGCTACTAAAGCTGGGGTATATGAGTCTGATGATAAAAAAGTTATAATGTCTTCGGATGTTACTAGCTTCTATCCTAACTTAGCTATTGTAAATAAGTATGCACCAGCACATATACCTAAAGAAAAGTTTTGTGAATTATATAAATGGTTCTTTGATGAAAGAAAGAAAATACCAAAGAGTGATCCAATGAACTATGTATATAAAATTATCTTAAACTCAACTTACGGGTTGAGCAATGATAAGAACTCTTTTCTATATGATCCGCAGTTTACTATGTTTATTACTGTTAATGGTCAACTTACACTAATGATGTTGTATGAAATGATTATGACAAGAATACCAGATGCTGTAGCACTTATGCAAAATACTGATGGTGTAGAAACTATCATACCACGTGAGTATATAAATACTTATATGGAAGTTTGTAAAGAGTGGGAACAAATAACAGGTCTTAATCTTGAACATGATCAGTACAGTAAACTAGTATTAGCTGATGTTAACAATTATATAGCAGTAGATAGTAATGGTAAAGCTAAATGTAAAGGTAGATTTGAATTTGAGGGGTTAGCCCTTCATAAGAACAAATCTAAACTGATCATTCCAAAAGCATTATACGCTTACTTTGTTGATGGAACTTTACCAGAATATACATTAAAACATAATAGAAATATTCTTGATTATTGTATAGGAGCTAAATCTAAGGGAGCATGGAGGCAACATGCTATATATGTTAAAGATAAGATTGCACAAAAAGATGAACTTCAAAAAATTAATAGATATTATATTTCAAATAAAGGTTGCAAAATAGTAAAAATAAATAAAAATGATAATAGAGAAATTCAATTAGAGTCTGGGCAATGGGTTCAAACTGTAATGAATAAAATAGAACATAAAAAATGGTCAGACTATGACATTAATGAGAAATACTATTTAAATGCAATTGAGAAAGAAATTAATAACATAATTGGTGTTAAAAACAACCAATTAATGTTGTTTGAATAAGTTTAAATTATTATATTTGCAATGGGTACGGTAGTCGTACCCATCTAAAACTAAATAAAAATGGGATACACAAGACCAAGAAAAACTACAAAAGATTTTTTGGTAGCAGCGCCGCTACCTAATCATGGAAAAACTTATACAGTTATTCCTCATAAAGATGTCATAGATGTTACTAAAACTCTATTAGACAATAGTGGATTTATAATCACAAAGGAACTTTACAGAGCAAATATGAATGCTAAAGTAGCACAAGGAGTATATCACCTTGCGTCAGATCAAGATCCAGAAATGGGTATGATGTTTGCCTGGACTAACTCTTATGATAAAAGTACACGGTTTCAGTGTGCTGTAGGAGCTTTCGTAAATGTATGCAGCAATGGAATGTTATGTGGAGACATGGCAAACTATGCTAGAAAACATACAGGTAAAGCAGATCATGACATTCATACTCAAATAAGTTCACAAATTAAGTCAGCTAATAAGTACTATACTAAATTAATTGATGATAAGAATGAAATGAGAAAATTATTCTTACCTAAGAAAAGTCAAGCTGAATTAGTGGGCAGATTATTTTTAGATGAAGAAATTATAGATGCATCACAAGTTTCTATTATTAAAGCAGAAATGAAAGATCCATCATATAATTACAATGCTGATCTTAATAATGCATGGACATTTTATAATCATGTTACACATTCTTTTAAAAAATCTCACCCAAGAACATGGATGAGTGATCAAGTTAAGTTTCATGAGTTTATGACTGCAGAATTATTAAGTCAATCCGGTTTACATAAAAGAGATAAAAATTGGATAGGTGAAAATGGAGATGGTCATGTAACTGATGGAGTTTATGGATCTGCAGGAGTATTAAGTCAAGCTATTATGACAGGATCTGATTGGGATGCTGATTTAGAAGCTCAAGATTATGATACTTTTGAAGAATTCAAAATATGACATTAGTCACAAGAGATATTAGAAAAAGTCTGAAGATCCGCCCATCAGGTAGATCTACAGACTTTATATCTCCTAGTTTTGGCTGGGGATGTTTATATAATTGTTCATATTGTTATATGAAAAGACATAAACCAAAAGGTTTATCAATAGCTAAAAACACAAATCAAATACTTACAGAAATAAATACACATGCAGTTTTTGCACAATTAGAAGTAGAAAAACCAAATCAAACACATCCAAAATATATTACATATGATATAAGTTGTAATGAAGATTTTGCTCTTCATGCTAAACATCATGAATGGAAAAGAATATTTGAATTTTTTAAACATCATGATAAAATAATGGCAAGTTTTGCAACTAAATATGTGAACAAAGACTTACTTAAATATAATCCAGAACAAAAAGTTAGAATAAGATTTAGTATGATGCCTGAAGTAAAACGTAAACTTCATGAACCAGAAACATCTACAATACAAGAAAGAATTGAAGCTATAAATGAATTTAAAGAAGCAGGTTATGAAGTACATCTTAACTTTAGTCCTATTATAGTATATGATGGATGGTTAGATGATTATGAAGAATTATTTGCTTTAATTAATAATAACGTTAAAGATACAACTAATGTATTAGCAGAATGTATATTTTTAACACATAATGAAAGAAAACACTATAGAAACATGCTTAAACATCCTGATACTGAATTAGATCTATGGGTGCCAGATATACAAGAAGAAAAAACTTCACAATATGGTAGTCAAAATATAAGATATAGACATGATATTAAAAAAGAATTTATAGAGGTATTTAGGAAAGTTCATAATAATGTTATACCTTGGAATGAAATTAGATATATATTTTAGAAATTATGAAAAAAATAGGTAACTTTTTAATAACCTGCATTAGACTAACAAGTGGAAGTTTTTTACTTTTATTAGTTATATTTACATGGTGTCTTGGAATATGGTTTAAAACTGTAATTGAAGTGGTTACATGGTTTGAACTAAAATTAACAGCATTAATGAAAAAATGTTTTGGTGAAGAAATAAATAAGATATGAAAAAAGTAAAAATAGTAAATAAATCTGATAACCCTAATCCTTCTTATGAGACTAAAAACTCTGCAGGAATGGATTTAAGATCTAATGAAGATTGTATAATTCCAGGTATAAAATCAAAACACGGATCAGAAATAAAAACTCATATTATAAGTACAGGAATTTACATATCTTTACCAAAAGGTTATGAAGCACAAATTAGATCACGTAGTGGTTTATCTGC